GGATCTTCTATCCCAAGATCAACAAAGATTGAAACCATGCTCCGGCAATGCATCGGGGGCGGCCTTTACGGCTACTCGACCGGACCGAGACTGGTATGAGCGGCGAAGCTATAGCCGCAGAGGTCAAAGCGGCTCTTGCTGAAGTGGGAGAGGCTGTAGGTTCCGGGCCTCTACTGGGGACTATTAAACGAAAAGGCGCAAACAGCGGCACAAGTTACGCCCCAATCTTTGCCGATGATATTGCGTATTCCTTTAACGTTACGCTTGGGAAATTCAGTGCGCGTGAGCGAGAAAAAACGGCGGTCCTTGAAACGGATACGAAGATCACGTCCAGCATTGGTGTCGTTGTTCCAGCCGTCTCGGATACGATAGAAATACTCGGAGTTGAATACCAAATATACGGCGTCGATCCTTTAAATATTGGCGGAACGGATATACTCTATAAAATATGGGCGCGCGCCTAATGAGCAGCAACACTAATATTGCTCACGATTACCCAGAGGTCGACAAGGCTTTTACCCGCGCCGCTTTTTACTGGGGAGCTATAGAAGATGTTGCTTGGCTGGTAGCATTTTACGCAAAGAAGGATGCATACTGTGGCCAAGATTAAGTCGCTAGCAGATCTGATCGATACCATGGAACCGCTTGTGCGAAAAGCCTTTCTGGCCTCCGTGGTTAATATTATCGGTGATGTCAAGCTTTCTGATCTTGCAGGAGCTATCAGTTCTGGAAATGCTGAAGAAGCTCTTAGAGTCCTAAAACTAGATGACGCCTACTTTCGTCCTTTAGACGAAGCAATGCGAGCTGCTCATCTAGCAGCTGGTGACGCTGTTTTTTCAGGGGCCAAGCTTATTGGGAGACGACAAGGGGTCAAAGTCACTGGCCGCTTCAATGCCCGTAATTTCAGAGCCGAAGAAATTCTTCGCAAATGGTCAAGTGATAGAGTCGTAGAGATCGCCGAGTCCACCCGCGCAGCAGTGCGGGGAAGTTTGGCGGAGGCGCTGCAGCGCGGTACCTCCCCACGCGCTGCAGCGCTGGATTTAGTAGGTCGAGCTGGCGCTGGGGGCATACGCTCCGGCGGCCTAGTAGGGCTGGATCAAACAAAGGCTGCCTACGTATATGGTGGTCGCTTAAAGAATGGAAACGTCATTCAGGGTATGCGAGGCGATCTAGAAAACCTTGACCCTAAGTATTTTAACCGAAAGCTTCGGGACAAGCGCTTTGACTCTGTTGTGCGTCGGGCAATTCGTGATCGTAAGCCGCTAAGTGCTACCACCATGCAAAAAATTCAGGCTCGATACGCCAGTCAAATGCTGAGGCTGCGCGGCGAGACCATAGCCCGAACTGAGATGCTTGGTAGTTTGCACGCAGCGCAGGATGAGGGACTCCGGCAGCTTTCTGAAAGCGGTCAGATCGCAGATGATGCTGTAACAGAAAGCTGGGACGCCTCTCGCGATAAGTTTACACGAGACAGTCACGCAGCTGCGAATGGGCAAACCCGCCAGCGCGGCGAGCCGTTTATTGTCGGAGGCTACAGCATGATGGGGCCAGGAGACGCTAGTCTTGGAGCGCCTGTTGAAGAGATAGCCAATTGCCGCTGTGTAAAGCGAATTGACATTAACTTTATTAAAGGGCTACGAGAAAGATTGACCCCGCAGGAGCTAGCCGAGACGAGGGCTTTGATGTGACCAAGTATAGTTTTGCCGAGCTGCCGCAATGGGTATCCCAAACCGAGAAGGTTATCGACGCCGTATTCTCGCAGGCCACCAATGATATGATAAACAGCGCTGATATTGTTCCCGGAATAAACCGCGGAGGCAGCCGCATAAAAGGCACCATCCCTCGCGACCTCGGACCGCTGGCGGCATCGCTTCAATCGAGCCTGAACGGCGGAACAGCCATTGGTGGGGCTACCGGGTGGACGCTAATTGCTGGAAACCTAAAGGCAGGCGACTTCGCACGCTTTGCTTGGGGCGGCAACATAGCTCCATATGCGGCAGACGTCCATTACGGCTCCAACGGAGTTCCGGGTACCTATTGGATCGACATCATGGCTAACGGTTGGTCGACGAAGTGGGTTCCTCGTGCAGTAAGAAAAGCAAGGTCAGAATTAGGATGAAACGCAAGGACGTCAATAACGCTTTGAAGGCCCGACTAGCCAATGGTGGGACCGGGCTGGCCGAAACAATGCCCGCGGTGGATCCGCAAGGGGCTGTTGACCGACCTTACTTTGAGGTGCTTTTTCCAGACCAATTTAGAACTGGTCCAATGCTCAGCGCGGATGTTATCGAAGAGACCGGAATAATGTCAGTCGTCATTGTTGTGGAGTTTGGGGTAGGCGAAGACGCTGCGAATGACTTTGCTGATGCCATAAGTGACCTATTTCCGCAGGCCTTGGATATCGCAATAACCGGAGGCCTGATTACTATCGAACAACCTGCAGACATACGGGGTGGGTTTAGAGACAAAAACGATTGGCGCGTTCCAGTTCTCGTCAGTTACTCAGCACGCAACAGTTAAGGAATTCAGGATGACCAAGAATTCAGCAACGAAGCCAGCTTTTTCCCCTCCGCCTCAAGTCGCCGGGGAAAAGCCAGGACCAGCAATGCCTGATATAATTGAAAATGTCCGGCTAACCCGAATACCGCGCGGAGTAATGCGCTACCCAGCTGCCATATATGATGGCTCAGCGCCCAAGAAAGGCTCCACTATCAAACTGCGGCTCGGAAACGGAACACTTTACGCAGGCGAGGTTTACGACGCCACGGAAGCCGAAGGCCAAGTTCTGGTCGAATTTGTCGATGGCATCCACTGCATCGCAGAATAGCTGCCTCCCCGGCGGGCCGCTTCCCTGAATGGGATTGGCCGGGAACAATCCCAAACAGAATAGGAGGCCCCTCAAATGGCTTTACAATCTTCAATAGGTCTGGCCGTAGGCGTCTCCGCCTCGCTGCCCCCGACCCACGACTCGTCCGGCTTCTCAGGTTTAACATTTGTTGCCTGCGGTAAGGTAAGCACGGCTCCGACGATGACCGGCATAAATGATACCGCCACCTTCGACGATCTCACGACCGGCGAAGAATTTAAATTCAGTGATATGCTCCGGGCTGGCAGCGGCACAATGATGTTCGGCTATGATCCTGCTGACACCGGACAGGCGGCGCTGGAGACGGCGGCCGATGCAGACTCTGAGTCGTCTAACGTCGCGCTGGAGTTTACCTTGAAAAATGGAGATGTTTACTACCGTCTCGCTGTGATTACCGGATACACTCCGCAGCCAGCTATTGGCAGCGTCTTGATGGCCTCCGTTGCCTTAGAGTTTTATCGCAAACACATCAAAGTGGAAGCGTAAATGAGATCCTAGCGCACTGCCTCACACGGGGAATGCGCTGGGCTGGGTCGTGGCGGAATTGGTTTAGCCGCCACGACTCTCTATTAAACCAAAACCAAAGGATTTCACTATGATCGACTTCACCAAAATTACAGGTCAGGCTTCCCCGGTCGACGAGCATCTTGAGGCGTTTGAATGTCTGCCGAAGGGCTTTTTCAATGGGGACGGTAAGCCGCTCCAATTGACCATGCATCCGGCCCACTGCTCGCGCTTTAATAAAGCTGCCCGGCTTGTTCGCCTAAAAGAAATTCGTACCGTTCCTGCGGCTTTGCCAGAGCTTGCCGAGGGAGAAGTACGTACCCCAGTCGATCCGGCCAGCGAAGAAGAGCTACTCATTGAGGTTGCCCGGCAGGATCGGTTTACAGCAGAAATTCTGGCCCGGTGCTGCGACGGGTGGAACCTTTGGGACTCAGACGCTAATGAGCTTGTGCCTTGCACCCTAGAAAATCGGGTGAGCCTCTTTACCGCGTTGGAAAGTCTTCGCATTGCCGTGGATCTTGAGGTAACTGCGATGGGAAAAAAGATCGCAGCGACAAAGATCGCCTAATTCTCTGGGCGCGCCAACTTTCATGGCTCCACTGCTCTGACGAAGAAAAGTCCCCCAGTCGTTGGGATCAGCTAGAGCATGGTCGCCACATTCTTCCAAAACGCGGAGGACTGAATGACGCCGCCAACATTCTGCGTCGGGTGGGCTTTTGCTCCCCGATGGGAATGGGGGGCATGCAGGGAATAAAGGCGGGCCAGATTATTGACTTTGTCGCCGCTACCGGCTCTCAGATTTCACCTTTCGAAGTGGATGCCGCGCTTCTAGCCTCAGACGCTTATGTATCTGAGTATGGTCGATCAAACCATAAAAGCACAGACTCCCCTTGGGACTGGCCAAAATCATCGCGTGATTTTGAGATATTCGAAGCGGCTAGCGCAAAGATAATTGAAGTAATTACTGGGCAAGGATAGCACCATGGCGCTTAACATTGCTGAACTAGCCCTACGCGTAGACAGCCGCGAAGCTCGCCGCGCCACGGAAGATCTTCGCCGGTTCGGGGCTTCCGGGGCCGATGCAGACGGGGCAGCAAGCAAGCTGGGCAAAACGTCAAAGATAGCCTTCGCGGCCATGGCCGCGGGCGCCGCCGCTGCTGCCGCCGGTATAGCCTTGGCCGTTCCGATTATTGTCGAATTCGACTCTGCTATGTCTAAGGTCGCCGGGATTACTGGAGCCACTTCTAAGCAGCTCGAAGAATTGCGGGACGTCGCTAAAGATCTCGGATCTTCAACCGAATTCAGTGCTGCGCAGGCAGCCGATGGTCTGACTTTTATGGGTATGGCTGGCTTCAGCGCTGCGGAAAGCATCGCTGCTATTCCCGCTGTTCTTGATCTAGCCACGGTGGCCACTATTGACTTGGGTGCGGCTGCCGACATCGCCTCT